TCGTCGCCGTTGCCCATGCGGTTGGCGTAGACGTGGTTTGCGATGCGCTCCGGCTTGCGCGCCAGCTGCTCGGCCAGCTCGTGGGTGAAGCGGCTGGGCCAGGTAGCCAGCAGCCCGGCGGCGGAGTAGTTCAGGTTCTCAACCACCAGCGACAGGCCGGCCGATTCGTGCCCCAGCTGCGCCAGGAACGCGGCGATACGCTTGGGCGTGGTGATCTCGAACGCGCTGCAGGTGTCGCGCAGCGGGGTTTCCCAGCGAGCCGCGGTCGATGCGGAGCATCCCACCGCCTGCTCGATTTGTCGGGCGGAAGGAAGCATCTCAATCTCCAAGAGAACGCCCGCCGTGCCCCGGGGACGGAGGAAACCCGGGCGGTACGGCGCGGCAGGCAATGGGTGCCCGTCACCGCAGCCAGGCAGGCTCGGCGAATGGGTCCGGTGAGGGTGGACGGGCGGAAACGAAAACGGCCCGCCGGTGAGGGCGAGCCGTGAAATTCAGTCAGCTATGTCAGCTTGCCCGATTTTTACGACTTCAGGTCGCACCTGTCAAGCAGCAACGGATGTTGCCAGCAACATGCCATGCACGCGCTCGGTGCCGCGCTTGGCAATATCGAGGTAGCTGGTCTGGCTGACCATCGGAATACCAGCGCCGGCCAGCAGCATATTCGCGGTCTCCCAGCGCTCCACTTTCCGGCGCCCCATGCCGCAGTAGTAGGCGCGCAGCACCCACCCTATGGCCGGGGCATGCTTGGCAATCTCGCACACGATGTCCTCGACTTGCTGCGCCTCTGCGTTGACCTCCAGCGGTTTGTAGCCGATGGCACGTGCGGGCATCTCATGGTGTTCCATCAACACCGCAATCAGGTTCTTCGACTGGTGCCCCAGGTACTCGCAGTCCCGGTGTAACGCGAACTCGTCGCCCCACTGTTCGAGCCTGCGGCGCACGTATTCGCCCATCAGGTCAGTCTGCATCGCGCAGCTCCTCCATCACTTCGTCGTCCAGCCGGAACGCCGGCAGCTTCCCGTCGATCGCGCATGCGCCCTGCCGGTCCGGCTGGCGCCGGCAGTGGAACGTCCCGTCGGTCAGCTCGCGGAACTGGCACACCGAGCAGCGCCCATGGCGACGGACCCGAGCTCGGTAGAGCTTCCACATGCGGGCCGTTGCGTCGGTCAAGCGGCAACCCCGTCCAGTAGCGAGGGCGCCGCGGCGAGGAACTCGATCTCGACTTCGACCCGTGCGCCCTTCTCGTCGGGCTCCATCCGCTCCAGCACGATCCGGCGGTGCTTCTTGTCGTCCACCCAGGCCACGCCGTTCAGGGCGTCGGACAGCACCTTCTCGCAGTTGCCCAGGTCGATGCACTGGACCGTGTCGTCCCACGTCTCCGGGTCGCGGCGCGCGCGGCGTGCCCAGTCCTGCGGCCGGTTGGGATACAGGCGAATGGTCAGGGCGGTGCGGCCAGGGTGCGGCTGCCGAATGCCGGCGGCCTTGGCCATGTGCGCCACCACCGCCTTGTAGTCCTTGGCCTCCTTCGACAGGAACACAGCCGCCCGGCCCTTGATGGTGCCGTGGCGCCAGTAGCGATTCGCGCTGGGCGGATACGGTAGGACCAAGGCAATCATGCGCCGCTCCTCTGGTTGAGCCGGCGCAGCGTCACGTTCAGCGCGGCGAGTTCGTCCATCTTCTTGATCAGCCACATGCGCTTCTGGCCGTGCCAGCCGTTGAAGCTGCCCTGGTGGCAGTCCTTGCACAGCGCCACTGCTGTGAAGTGCTGGCCCTGGTTGATGTGGTGGGCGTCGCTGGGCTGGGGCGCATCGCAGACGCTGCACGGCAGGTCCTTGACCGCCTTCAGGTGCGCTTCCTCCGCCGCGGTGAGCGGCTTCGAATTCTTCGAGCGCATCACGCCCCCTCCTGCATCTTCTGCAATGCAGCGAGCATCGCCACGCGCGTGAATGCCACCTTCGTGGCTTTGCTGATAGCCATCAGGGTGGCGAGCCGCGGGTTGAAGGTCCGGCCATGCTCGAGCTCGAACAGGGCCACCTTCGAGACGCCCGACAGCTTGGCGAACTGATCGAGCGAGTAGCGGTTCTCTCTCCGCCATTGCCTCAGCCACTGTCCGAACTGCCCGGTTGCTGGCTTCGCCATCACGCCACCCTCCGCGGCTGCTCGCCGTAGTCCCGATACCGCGGCTCGTTGAGCCGGACGCCGTTATCCACGGCCCAGGCCTGCGCGAAGGTGATCAGGTCCGCCATGTCGCCCACGGACATCGTCCGGGTCTGCACGGCCAGGTTCACCACGCTGGCGCCGTCCAGCGACGGCACGATGTCGCCCTGCTGCCGGCTCTCGGTGCGCGCCCAGGCGTCGACCAGCAGGCGCTTCCAGCCTTCCTTGTCGATCCAGCGGCCGGCCCACTGCCGCTGCTGGGCGATGTCCTCGCAGATGGCGTGGAGCATCGCGTTCTGCTCCAGGCTGCGGGTGGACTTGCACTCCTTGACCTCGACGCGGACGGCCCGGCCAAGCTCCAGGTACTGGCAGGCGAAGCGCCACGCCGCAGCCATGCGGTCCCGGGCGTTCTCGGCCCGAAGGATGAAGGTACTCATTGGTCACCTGCCCTTGCCGCTGCGGCCGTGGTCTTCATCCGGCCGAAGCCGGCCGCCTTCGCGGGCTTGTCGGGCGTGGTGGCGATGGGCGCCGGCTGCCAGTACTCCGGCAGGTTCGAGAACCGGAACTGCTCGGGCTGGTACAGCACACGCACGTCGCCGGACGGGCCATTGCGCTGGATGCCCACGATCAGCTCGGCCGTGCCGCGGTAGCGGGTGTGCCGGTCGTAGACCTCGTCGCGGTAGATGAACACCACCGCGTCGGCGTCCTGCTCGATGGAGCCGGAGTCGCGCAGGTCCGAGACAATGGGGCGCTTGTCGGGCCGCTTCTCCAAGTCCCGGTTGAGCTGGGACAGCAGCAAAACCGGAACCTTCAACTCGGCCGCCATCAGTTTCAGCGCCCGGGTGATCTCGCCGATGCCGGCCGCACGGTTGTCCCCCACCACGGTCATCAGCTGCAGGTAGTCGATCACCACCAGGCCCAGCGGGTTGCGGGCATGCTGCCGGCGCACCTGCGCAACTACATGCTCCACGCGAGCATTGCGCGGCCGGCTCACGAAGATGGCGGCCTCGCGCAGACGCTTCATCGCGCGGGTGACGTTGCTCCAGTCGTTGTCGTCCAGCTCGCCGGAGCGGATCCGCTGGCCGTCGATCCCGCCGATGCTCGCCAGCATGCGGTCGCCCAGCTCTTCGGGCTGCATCTCGAAGCTGAAGACCGCCACGGCCTTGTGCTGCTGCAGCGCCACCCACTCGGCGATGTTCTGCGCCAAGGTGGTCTTGCCCATCTTCGGGCGTGCTGCCAAGACGTACAGCCCGCCCGGCTGCAGGCCGCCCAGCAGTGCGTCCAGGTCCGTGATACCCGTGGACAGCCCATGCACCTGGGTGCCGGCCGTGGCGCGCTCGGACAGGCGATCGTAGACCCGCTGCATCACCGGCGCGACCGACTCCAGCTCGCACGGCTCGCTGTCCAGCAGGCCGCCAATGCGGCTCTGGGCCTCGCCCACCAGCTCCACGCTGCTGCGGCCGTCCGGGGCGAAGCCGTCGTTCACCATGGCCGTGCCGACCTCGATCAGCTGCCGCAGCCGGGCCTTGTCGGCCACGATCTCGGCATAGGCCCGGATGTTCGCCGCTGACGGCGTGGTGCTGGCCAGCTCCAGCAGGTAGGCACCCTCGCCCACCTGATCCAGCTTGCCGCGGGACTCGAACCACTCTCCGATGGTCACCGCGTCGAAGGGCTGCTCCTTGGCGGCCAACTCGGCGATGGCCCGGAAAATCAGCTGGTGGTCACGGCGGTAGAAGTCCTCGGCCGTCACCACGTCCGCCACGTTCCACCAGGCCCGCGCCACCAGCATCAGCCCGCCCAGCACGGCCTGCTCGGCGTCGATGCTGTGCGGGGGAACACGGGCGCCCTGCGGCGCCGGGGACGCCTTGGCGCCGGCGTACAGAGCCGCCATCCGCTCCAGCTCGCCGTGGGTGTCGATCGGCGCGGTCATGCCGCATCCCCCAGCGCGGTCACGGCCTGGTCCATGATCTGCGCGAAGCGGTCCTCGGCCAGCAGCACGTCCAGGTTCTGCCTCCATCGCGGGTTGTTCGGGTTCGGCACGTCGCCGCGCAGCCACGGGTCAGCGGCGCACTGCTCGAAGTAGGCCTGCCAGAAGGCCGTGGCGTCGTACTCCCAGCCCAACTGCCGGCACAGCTGGCGGGCGAGCTTGTCCGCGGCCAGCACCCGCCGCTGGCGCTTCGGGTTCAGCACCACGATGCGCTGGCAGCTCGGCAGCAGCTGGTGGTAGGCAGCCAGGACGATCTCGGCCGTCTTGCCGCCAGGGTGCGGATGCACGGTTGCGGCTTGCGGGGCGTCCGGCAGCAGGTCGACGGCGTCGGCCGGCGGCTGCGAATCCGAACGTAGTGAGGATTGCTCTTCTTCCTGTTCCTGCTCCTGTTCCTGCTCTTGGCTTGAAAGGGGTCGGGAAGGCCCTTCAGAACCCCTTCTGCGCGTCAGGTGGAAATCGGCCTTGTAGCGGTCGAAGAAGGCACCGAGAAACGGGTTGTCCGGCAGGCTGTCGTAGTCCCGCTGCACGCCCACACAACGGTTGTCCGAGGCCTTCAAACCCTTGCCAATCTGGAAGGTAGCCATCTCGTGTACCCACACGAACTCGGACCCTTCGTCATAGCTACAAAGGCCCTCTTCGATGCACACCCTCAGCCCTTCGGAGGCCCTTTCGACCCCTAGCCCGGTCTCGTGTGCCATGTAGAGGATGGGCTGGTAGTACAGGCCCAGCATGTTCGAGGCCGGCGAGGACATCAGGTACAGGGCACAGATGACCCCTTCCGGCCCCCTTCGGCGGATCGCCTTGCCGGTCTCGCCCGTCCAGAAGGTGGGCATCACCTTGGCGTAGTCACGCATGGCGAGCCCCCTTCGAACGATTGCAGCGCCGGCAGGCCAGCACCAGGTTTGCGGGGGAGGAATCCCCACCGAGTGATTCGGGATGGACGTGATCCATCTCCAGTTTCTCGAACCACACCCATGAGGTGGTGATCCAGTGGATGCGCCCCGGTGCGCCACAGTAGTGGCAGGAAGCCTCGGTGGTCCTAAGCGGCACAGCGCCATTCGCCGCTGCCAGGCCGCGACGGGAGGCGGCCGGAATGGCCTTCTTCTTGAAGGGCTGCGCCTTCGGCGTGCGAATCCTGGCCATCACGCACCCCGCAGCAGCTGCAGGCAGCCGGCGATGTGCCAGCGCTGCTGGACCAGCCAGATGGCCCTTTCCAGGGGATCGGTCATGTACCTCATGCCGCCACCCCGCCCAGCCGCGCCATGCGACCCTGCAGCGCCTCCAGCCCCTTCACCGCGGCGATGAACTCGCGCTGCAGCTGGGCGGCCTCGTCCTCGGGGTTCAGCGGCTGCGGCTCCGTGTAGCCCGCGTCCCGGGCCTCGTAGTGCGCCAAGATGTGCACGCCGGCCTGCCGCGCCGCGCGGCGGATCAACCGCAGCTCGCCCAGGTCCAGCTTCTCGCGCTTGTCCGGGTTCAGGCAGTGCGCCAGCTTCCGGCCGGCTTCGTCCGCCGGCATGGCCGGCCAGAGCGTCGAGCCCACGACCTTGTTCCCGCCCAAGGCGGTAACGCAGTCGCGGATCGCGTCCTCGTAGGTCTCATAGAACAGGGGCAGTTGGTGGTCCGCCATGGTGGTTTCCTCGGTGGTCCCACCGCGTGGGACTGCGTGGGACAGGCTCATCAGGTCGAAATAAAGGCCCAGCCCCGAAGGACCGAGCCGCGTGGAGTCAGTGGAGAAGTGCCAGCAGAACGTCGTAGTGCTGCAGCGCATGTGCGGCCGGCTCTACGCCATCAGCCGCCGCGGTGATCGGGTGTTCGTGCGCTTCATCCCGAAGCGCGAAAGGCAGCGCCCCACACGGCCCGGCGTGGTCGTGCCGTTCCCGGGGAGCCGCTGAGTGGCCAGAGAAATAGGCGCCCGCCTGCCGGTAGGATTGAGGGTGCTTAGGAACCCAACCGCTACCGGAGACGGACATTGTTTGAGCCAAAAGCAACCCGCAAAGAACTGCGCGAGTCCAACGAGACCATCGGGAAATCAGCAATCGCCCTTTCGGCGCTCGTCGGTCAGATGTTCGCGGCTGCAGCAAAGCAGACCGGCATGGACCTTCGACGCCTGGAGGCCGACTTCCGCGAGATTTCTGGACAGGAACAGCAGGACCAGCTTCATTCGCTCTTTGCGGAAGTGCTCGCGAAGGAACTCCAGCTCGAAGCAAAGCGAGCCGAACTTCAGTCTCTGCGAGACGCATACGAAGCGCCCGAATGAGCACTGACGTGGCCATGTCAGGCCGCGGCCTCGGAAGGTTCAGCCGGCCACAGGTCAGGACGAAGCTCGGACCGCGAGACCTCGCCGTCCGTCGCCCGCTCGATCTCGACCACGCGCTCCGCGGGGATCGTGGCGCCCTTCTCCCACTGGGAGACCAGGCCCTGCGTGGCGGGCGAACCCGATTCCGTCAGCAGCTCGGCGAACGCCTGCTGCGACAGCCCCTTCTCTTTCCGGTAGGTAGCGATGTCCATACGCGCATTATTAGCGCCCCTCATGTGAAAGATCAATAGCGCCCCTCATGGAAAGCGAGGCGGTGCGCCATTAGCGTTCCTCATATGGAAAACCACCGGAAAGCCAAGCCCACCCCGGCCGATGTAGCCGCCGCGCAGCGCCTGAAGCGCGAGTGGACCGCGCGCGCTCGCGGGTTGGGCGTTACCCAGGACACGGCCGCCGAGGAACTGGGCATCACGCAAGGCGCCGTGAGCCAGTACCTCAACGGCAAGATCCCGATGAACTACCGGACGCTGGTGGTGTTCTGCCGGCTGCTCGGGATCAGTGACACCGACATACGCAACGACCTCCCGGAGCAGCAACTGGTTGGCGGAGGCGATGAATCCGATTGGGCGGACATCCAAGGCTATGCCCAGGCTATGGGCCTGGGCGCCGGTGCTGAGGCCCAAGAGTACGCCGAGACTCACAAGCTGAAGTTTCGGGCGGACTCACTCTCCCGCAAGCGCCTTCGTCCCCATGCCCTTGCGGTGATGTACGGCAAGGGCGACAGCATGGAGCCGCGTATCCACAGTGGTGATGCCATCCTGTTCGATACCAGCGACACTCACCCGCGCGATGGGCAGCTCTACGTTGTCATGGTGGACGGCGGTGGCGCCTCCAAGGAGTACAACGTCAAGCGGTGCGAGATCATTGATGACGAGGTTTTCTTCAAGGCAGACAACCCTGCAGGGGATCACAACTGGCGCAAGCCGAAGCGGCAACACGGCGCTAAGCACAACATTCAAATCATTGGGCGGGTCCGCTGGATTGGCAGCTGGGAGGGAACATGAAAACCCTTGCACTCACACTCATGGGCTTGTTGGGTGTGATCCCATTGTTGACTGCCCTACACATGGTGGCAGCAAGTCATTTCAATCCGCAGTGGCTGTCGAAGCTTGGGGACGCTACGGACCATCCTGACGAACCACGAAGTAGCAGGATTGGGGCGTGGACGTATCACATCCTTGCAATCATCGGTTTCGGAACTATGGGATTTGCCGGGACCTATGCAGTTCTATGGTGGCTGCCGCCCGGTGTCGGCTTTCATGATGAGGACGGAGCATTCTTCACCGTCCGGTCTTTGTTATCAGGAATGACAGGTTTGTGGCTGGCATTCCATCTGCCAAGCCTCATTGCCCGCTTCGCCAGCAAGTAGCCGGCGAAGAAGCCCCAGAACCAGCAGCCCGGAAGAAATATAAGCGCCCCTATTGACATAGAGCATTAGCGCCCCTAATCTGACCTCGAACCGGCCCACCCGGGCCGAACGGGGTCAGACATGGCACTGCAGCACCAGACGATGAGGCGGTCCGCACAGCGGGCCTACGACGACCAGGCGCCGTCCGAGGATGGCGAAGCGCTCGCCGAGCGCATTGACGCCCTGATCGAGCAGTACCGGGCAAACCCGGCGAAGGTCGCCGAGGCGGATCAGTGGATGTCCGGGACCCTGAGCGAGGGCGCCTATGCCGGCATCGAGTCGATGTTCGCGGACATTGGCGACCGTATCCCCCCGACCGGGAAGATCCTTGGGTCCGACCTGGAATCCCTGCCCCAGCCTGTGATCGACAAGATCGCCGCGGTTGCCCGCGAGGCGTCGGCCAGCCGGTCGGTGTACCTGCGCGACCTTGCCGAGGCAGCGGCGAACAGCGAATCGCGTTTCGCGCCGGAGGCTGCGGCATGAGCGCCCTGAAGTTCGACGTGCTGGACCTGATCCGCGAGCCGGACAACTACACGAGCGGGGAGCGGGTGCAAGCGGCGGAAGCGATTGCAGAACTCATTGAGCAGGCGCAAGCAACCGTTGATGACCACGACGCCGGCGCCATCTGGGGCTGCCAGATTGAATGCCTCCGAGCCGCCGCCGCCCGCTTCGGAGGTGCCGAGTGAGCGCGCACAAGCACACGCCGGGGCCTTGGCGGACTGCTGGTGCGCAGAACAACGGTGCAATTCTTGTCCGCGGAAGCGAAGCCACAAGTGAGGTCGCCATTGCCCTCCAGAACGACAGGCGCTATTCGGCCGAGGCCAATGCCCGCCTGATCGCCGCCGCGCCGGAGCTTCTGGAAGCGGCAATGGCCTTCGTCGCCCCCTTTGATGGCATCGAGGTCGTCAAAGGCAGCGATATCGCCAAAGCCCGCGCCGCCATCGCCAAGGCAACGGGAGAGCCCGCATGAGCTTCGAACAAGCCCTTCAGGTCGCGGCGAAGCAAACCGCGCGCGACATGGTCGTCATTGCTGTGCTGGCGTTTCTGGCTGGTGCTGGGTTTGCCCTGCTGCTGGGAGCGATGGCATGACCCACCCCGTGGATGTGATGGCTGTGATGGGTGCAGACGCTGCGCACGCCGAAGCGTATCGAATCGTCTATGGGGTCATCGACGCTACGCCAGCAGCGATGGCTGAGGAATCGGCGAAGGCGCGCGCCGCCGTAGCCGAGCTGATTGAAGCGGTTGAGGGGTATCTCTCGGAACGCAAGTGGTACAACCCGCTTTACGCAAACAAGCGGCAGTACGAAATGTTCGCAGCTGCCGAGGCGCGACTTAACGCCGCCATCTCCCGCGTGCGAGGTGTCGCATGAAGCGCCTCGCCTGGAACGTCCTCGGCTACTCGGCAATGACCGCCATGTACCTGACCGCGCTGTGGTGCGCAGTGCAGGTGCAGCCGTGACGCCGCGTATCCCGACCGACGCCGACATAGCGGCAGTCGTGTTCCCGCCAATCGCCCCGCCCGTTTCATTGAGCTGCAAGTGCAATTTCCGGCAGCGAATGGTTGGCGATGGCTGCGATATCTGCAACCCCGAATATGCCGCAACGCTTGCCGAGTTGGAGGCAGCCGAGGGCATCTGCGCACAGGAGAGTGAGGAATGATCCGCCTGTTCTGGCTCTGCGTCGCGCTGGTGTTCTTCGCCGACGTGGCCCGCCGCGCCGTGATCGTGCGCGCCGACTCCTTCGTGCTGCCGCTGGTCCTCCTGTGCCTCTGGCTGCTGGTGCTGATCGTCCGCGCCTGCCGCCAGGAGCATCGCCGGCTCACCCGCCGCCGCATCGACTTCATCCGCCCGCGCAGCTTCCCCGAGCAGCGCAAGCGCGACATCCGCTGATCCCCGCCGGCGTGGCCGGCCCTACGGAGGCAACACCCATGTTCCAACTGGAAAAGCACGATTCGGCCATCGCCAACGTCAACCAGCGCATCGAGCGCCATGGCGAGGAACGCGAGCTGGCAGCCGACATCAAGTTCACCACCAGCGCCGGCAACACCCTGCTGGACAGCATCGAGAAGGGCCTGAAGGAAGCCCTGTTCCGCAAGCCCGGCAAGGGCGAGCAGCAGGACCTGCCGATTGGCGACACGCCGCTGTCGGCGGTGAAGTTCCCCAGCCTGGAGCCGCTGAAGCTCGCCCACGAGTTTCTCGGCTACGAGCTGCAGATCGACGGCCTGCTGGAAGGCGTGGAGCCCATCGTCCTGGTCGACGTGAAGCTGAAGCGCTTCGTGATCGAGCCCAAGGAAGGCGGCAGCGTCGGCCTGTCGTTCACCGCGTCGGCCAACGTCACGCCCGACGAGCTGGCCGAGCTGTCCGAAGCGCTGATCCGCGAGGACGTGCTGCCGACCCTGACCCCGCCGAAGGCTGCTGCCCAGCAGACCGACCTGGCGGCCTGATCAACCACGGAGAGGAATGCGCAGGCTGATGCGCCACGAAATGCTGGCAATAGCGGGTTATGCCGTAGCCCCTCACGATTCAAAGGGCCTGCAACAGATGGACCAGTAAGCCGGAGATCAGCACCGGCCCTCTCCACCCATTCCCCCTGCCCTGCGCACTCCCCAGCGCAGGGCGAACCGCGGCAACTGGCCTCCCCTCCAGTTCCGCACCCGCGCCGGCCGGGTAATGCCGGCACCTACACCACGCGCAGGGCTCGACCGCGCCCACCGTGGCCCCGGGTTGACGGGGCACCTCATACCCACCGCGCCGGCACTGCCGGCAGGAGCTATCGATGAACGCTGTAGTCACCACCATTCCCCAGCAGGCAGCCGGCCAGCAGCTGGCGCCGCTGCAGCAGGCGCTGGAGCAGGCGCTGATGCTGCCCGACCAGGGCGTCGAGCGCCTGGAACGCATGTGGGAGATGCACAAGGAAATGCAGGACCGCGACGCGAAGCGGATCTACGCCGACGCGATGAAGGCGTGCCAGAAGGAAATGCCGGCCATCCAGAAGCGCGGCAAGAACAAGCAGACCAACAGCAAGTACGCGCTGCTGGAGGACATCAACCGCCTGATCACGCCGATCTACACCCGGCACGGCTTCTCGCTGTCGTTCGGAACCGTGCGGTCAGAGCTGGAGGACCACGTCGGCATCGTCTGCGACGTGATGCACGAAGCCGGCTACTCCAAGACCTACACCTACGACGCCCCCATCGACAACGTCGGCATCAAGGGCGAGAAGAATAAGACCAGCACCCACGGCCGCGGCTCTGCCATCAGCTATGGCCGCCGCTACCTGATCCTGATGATCTTCAACCTGACCATCGGCGACGACGACGACGGCAACGCCGCCGGCGAGAGCGAGCAGCAGCGTATCGCGCGCGAGGTGGCACAGGAGTGGGTCGGCATCGCCGACGGCGTCAGCACCTACGAGGAATACATGGCTCGCAAGGCCGAAGTGCTGAACGCCTACGGCGGCAAGGCCGGCAACCTGCCGCCCGAGGTGCGCGAGGCGTTCAACCGCGCCGCCGAAGCTACCCGGCCGAAGGACTGACCGATGCAGATCCTCACCTTCGAACAGCGCTCCCCGGAGTGGTACGCCGCGCGCCGCGGCGTCCCCACTGCCAGCGAGTTCGCCAACATCATCACGCCCAAGAAGGGCGAGTATGCCGCCGCCGCTGACACGTACATTAACCAGCTGATCGATGAGCTGATGCGCCCCGACGCCGGCCTGGGCTTCACCGGCAACCGCCACACCGAGCGCGGCGAGATCCTGGAGGACGACGCGCGCGAGCTGTACGCCTTCGAGCGCGAGCTGGTGCCGCAGCAGGTCGGCTTCATCCTCAACGACGCCTGCACCCTCGGCTGCAGCCCGGACAGTCTGATAGGCGAGGACGGCGGTCTGGAGATCAAGTGCCCGGATGGCCCCACCCATGTGAAATGGGTCCGCGCCGGCGGCATCCCCGACGAACACAAGCCGCAGGTGCACGGCAGCCTGATCATCACCGGCCGCGCTTGGTGGGACTTCCTGTCGTACTGCCCAGGCTACGAGCCGCTGCTGGTGCGCGTCACGCCTGATGGCTTCACCGAGAAGCTGCAGGGCCATCTGGACCGGTTCATACGCGAGTACCACGCCGCGCGTGCCCGGTTCCTGCCGGAGGCGGCCTGATGGGCACCGTCACCTTCCAACCCGAAGAGAGCCGCGCCGGATCGCGCCGCGGCGGTGCCGCCCGGGCCGCGCTGTACGCGCACGTGGTCGAGGGCAAGCTCTGCACGACAGCTGAGATTGCGCGCCGGCTGGGCATCACTCCCGAGGCCGCATATCAGCGGATCAAGAAGCGCCCGCACCCGCTGACGTGGGCCTCGCTCAGTCGCCGGTGGATCAAAAAGGAGGCTCGCCATGGGTGACATGGGCGACATCTTCAACGCAATGAAGGCAGCCACCAAGGAACATCGCGCCGCGATGCTCGCACAGGCGGACACCGCGGGATGGCAGGCGCTGACCGAATACCACTTCCGCCGCCAGTTCGGCGCCACGCGAGTCGATTGGTGGCCGAGCGGCGGCAAGGCGCAGGTATTCGTCAAAGGAAGCGGGAAGCCCCCGCGCATGGTCTACGGGCATCGTCGCGTCGCTGCGTTGATTGCCGACCTGAAGGAGCGCAGCGCATGACCCGCCACTTCACCCGCCGCGCTCCGAAGCGCAACGAAGGCCTCAGCTGGGGCCGCTTCCCGACTGACGACGGATCCGCGGTGACCTACCGCCTGTTCCGGCGCGACCACCGAGGCGCGCTGCATATGGAAGCCCGGACCTTCTTCACCACCGCCGATCCCACCTACATCGCCAAGGTCCTGCGCCACGCCAAGCGCCAGTTGCGCGACCGCGTGGACGAGATCGACCTGGCCGCCATGGAGCAAGCAGCATGAACGCACACAATGAGCAGTCGTCAGTTGTCGAAAAGGTCGCCGCAGAGATGCGTGAGTTCTACGACGCGGAGATGGCGCCTGACGACGACGTACTGAAATCGTGGATCGACCGCCTCGCCGCCCAGCCCTCGCCAGTAGTCAAGCAAAACTTGACTACTCAGCCCGCCGCAGCGCAGGAGGCGGTTGGAGAAATGGTATGCAGAGCATCGGGGATAACCGTCCCGCAGATGTACGGCTCTCAGTTGCCCGCTGGCACGAAGCTCTACGCCGCCCCCGTCGCCGCAGCGCCGGCCGACAACCTGCACGCGCATCTGCTGCACATGCTTGGCGCGAAGGATCACGAGGACGCCGGCCGGATCATCGGCGAGCTGCACGCTGCAACGATGCGCACCCCCGCAGCGCCGGGGATCGACCTGCCGTACTCCATTGATGCTGATCCTGCAGGCATCCGCTCCCTTGTAGCTGATTTGATTACCGGGACGCTGATGGTTGGCGCACAAGGGCATAGCCCGCCGCCGACCGGCCACTGGCTGGAGCCATTCTGGCTGGCAGCGAGGTCAGATTCCACTCTGATCGACGCCAGCCCCAAGGGCGACCCGGAACATGGACGCATTGACCCGTCGTGGAGCCTGCACGACCGCGTAGAGTTCGCGCTGCGCGATGCGGGATTCGACCTGGATGAAGCTGCATTTGTCGCAGAGGCGGCCAGCGTGGCAAACGGCGACCTTGACAGCCCCAAGGGCGGCAGCGATGCGCTGGACGCTACGCGGCTGGACTGGCTGGATGCCAATGGCTTTACGGCCTATCGCCAGATCGACCCCATTGACGGCCTGTCCCCGCATTGCGTGGTGGTCCACGAAACGCAGCTCCCGAGGCGCGGGAACGTCCACGACACCATCCGAGGTGCCATCGACGCCGCGATGCAGGCGCAGGCCAACAGCCACGGCGCGGGGGTGCGGGCATGAAGATCAACAAGATGCTTCTCGTCCACGCCCTGATGGGTGCCGCTGCCGCCCTTTCGCCGGAGCCACTGGCGGCTGCCACTTCCGCCCGCGAGCGCGACAAGCTGCCGCGTAAGTTCACCGATGCCCGCAAGGCCGAGGCCGAAGCCAAGCGGCAGCGCAAGGCGGCGAAACGCGCAAAGGCGGTGCGCCATGGCTGAGCGGAAGAAGCCGACCGGCTACGTTGCGCGCTGCCAGTGCGGCGAGATCGTTGGTGCTATCGACTTGGAGCGCAGCGACCGCAAGGACATCGGCCAGATCATGGGGCGCTGGGTTTCCGAGGGCCTGACGCTGGAGCCGCGCTTCACTGGTAGCTGGAGCTGCCATGTCATTGCATGCGGATGCAAGGAGGCTCGCCATGGCTGACCTGATTCAGCAGGCGCGCGAGCTGCTTCCGTGCCCGTTCTGCGGTGGCGAAGCGGCGCTGGCATTCGTCGGCAACGTGCACAGCACGCGGAAGTGCGTTGTCAAGTGCGGTGGCTGCCGATACCAGCGAACCGATGCCGCCCTGAGGAATGGCGACGAATGGCTTCGGAACACAGCCATTGCTGCGTGGAACCGCCGCACCGCCCTGCGCGCCGCGCCGGAGGGGTATGTTCTGGTGCCGGTGCAGACGCTGGAGTCGATCCGCGACAGCAGCACGGACCCGAACGCTCGCGGCTTCGCTGCCGGTGCGCTCGCCGCCCGCCCGCAGGGGGTGAAGGATGGCCGGTGATATGCCTATCGGCCTGTGCGCCGTCTGCGACGAGCCGCTGGACCTGAGCAATGCAGGCATCTGCAAGACCTGTGGCCAAGGCTTCTGCTGGTCTGGTTGCGGTGGGG